ACAATAATTTCTTCAGGTGTTGGAGGAGGTGGAGGTGGTGGTGGAGGTGGTGCAACATAAACAGTTGTAGTTGGTGCAACATATTGGTAAGTTTCAAAGTTATTACTATCTCCATTCGCACATGATTGATTATTTTCTAAGTCTCCACAAGATGCCATCTCCCAATAAAAAGTGCCAGTCTGAATAAAAGATTTATCTAGGGTATAAGTTCTTACAGTTGTATCATCAATAACTACTCTTGTCCAAGTTTGATTATCGTAACTGTAATTAATATGAAACTCTACAACATCTATTTCTCCAGCTTCATACTCCCAAGAAAAATAAACATCTTCTCCACCATAATTTACAGATACATTGGTTGGAGCATTAGGAGCAGTAATTGGTACAGTGCTTGAAGTAGTGCTAGAGCTTGTTGTAGTTGTTGTAGTAGAAGTATCGTTACAAGTGTCAGTAGGAGCAGTCCAGTTCCCTAGATTAACGAATGGTAATTGATTTGGTATTGATATAGATTGCTCAGCTGTTAATGTACTAAAGCTGTTATCAGTATCATTATCTGCACGAATCTTAGTTCTAAAAGTACCATAAGGATTTTCAAAGTAGTATTGTAAATCTTCTAAATCAAAAACATGATATTGCCAAGTCAGATTTGTACCATGCCCAAAAGAAGTAGAGATACAAAATGCAGTAGATGTATCTAAAGCACTATCGCTTATATCAAACCATATTGTATATTTTTCTGGTGGGCTATCTTCAAATCCATCAGAAGAATATATTCCAATAGTTAAGTCTCCAGTCGAAGTATCTAAAGCAATCGACTGGTCATAAGGTGGTTGTGTCGGCACATGGTCAGCAAAAACTGGAGAAGGGTAAATTAAAAATAGAACTAAAATATAGTTAAATAGTTCGTTAATCCTTCTCGCCACATCTATTTGTCTCCGCACCCACTAGGGCATGCCATGCAACAACCTTCCATTACTTACCTTCTTCGAAGGTGTATTTTGGCTTAGCTTGTTCTAGCCCATTTTGAATTACGCTCAAAGCTGATGACATAAATGCCACACCAATTAGCTCAATCATGTTTGCATCTATGATTCCACTTGAGTTAGCAAGATACAATGAGATTGCAGATTGTAGTCCAGTTCTGAATGCTTTACTTAAAATAAATTTCCAATATTCTTTATTTTTCATAATCTCCTATTCTTCTTCATGAATCTTACCACCAATTTGAACGACATTATAATTACGACAATTTTTATTTGCACAAGAGTAAGTCGGCTTGTTGCGTACTAGATTATATTCGAGTGGTTCAGAGCAAGTAGGGCAGTTAATTATCAAGTAATATTTTTAACTGTGAATACTGCACTCCTTAGGTTTTTTAGTTCTTTTAATATTTTGTCAAACTTATCATCTATGACTCTTGTTAAGACAACATCTTCAGTTGCTTTATTAGATAATCCTTTTGCTACATCATCTATGATTTCATTTAAGTTGATATCAGAATATCTTATTGTAACTTTTTCTCCAGCTACTAATGCATCTCTGACTTTAGGATACATTTTTTCATAAGCATTCCTAGATGAACCTATAAATCCATCTTTGCTTACATCTAAATCTTGTTGAGTGTTACCCACCAGATAGCAACCAGCTGTATTTTCATCAGTGTTACCAGTATGAATTAAAATATACTTAAAGTTTGGTACATCTTGAAGTTCTAACATACCTAGATGCCAACCTTCTCCATACTTTGCATCATACCTACTCTTTGTGCGAGTATGAAAACCTCCAACTGTTCTAAATTTTATTTCGTATTCTCCTAAAGGTATAGCAGTCTCAGAATGCTTTTTTTGGTCTCTAATTTCATCTTCGAGTCCATAGCATTCAAAAACTGAATCAATAAATAAAAGACTATTGGTCGCATCAGAACCAAACTGAGTTCGTACTACATCAAGTTTCATTAGCTTGGTTTTGGATTATCTGTTTTGACTTTTTTGACAGCTTTGTACCATTCGCCAGTTTTGTCTCCTTTATCAGAAGTCATGTCATGGTAAAGTAAGTCAAGTTGCTCAGCTAATGCTGGATATGCTTCTTGTCTTGCTCTTGCGTAGCCATTATCTTGTTCATCTAATTTAGATTGAGCTAAGTCTTCTATTGCTTGGTCATACTCAGCGTCTGTAAACTCTCTTCTTTCATTATTAACTTGAGCATACATTGGCTTTGCAGATTCAATCTCTGAAGTAGCTTCAGTTCTAAATTGTTCTATTGTTTTAATCGCCATAGTTCTCCTATCTTACTATATATTTCTTATACTTACTTCTTATAACCATACAAAGTAAAGTTAACACTAGCTATATTATTACCATTAATATTAAATATTTGCACACCATCACTTGCACTTGCAACTGTATGTACAAATCCACCTTGATAACCTCTTGCTGTATGTTCATTTGCTTGAAATTGTGTTCCCTCAACTGTTAAAAAACTGTACTCACTTGTATTTGGAAAATTAAATAAATATATTACTGCATTTGCATTAGCACCTGTATTACCTGTTCCATCATCTACTGTTGGCATAATAAATGCTTTAGTTTCATTAGTTCCACTACCATTAGAAAATGATGTATCTGATTTAAAATTCTTAAAGGTATAATCATAATTAGCTGAACTATCAGCATAACCACTTTTTGTTACTCTAAGTACAGGAACATCATCAGATGAAACTTTTAAATTACTTATAATTAATTTATACACATCAAAAGTGGTATCAATACCTGTTAAAGTTACAGAACTAACTGCTGATGTAACTATTTCTTCATCTATTTTTATTAAGCTCCCTGCCATTATTTAACTCCATATACATCAACCCTAAAAGTTTTTAAAGTTGCACTTCCATTATTTGGAATAAATTTAATTCCTGTACAACTTGTTGTTTCTCTTAAAACACCAATATATCTATCGCCTTTTGCACCAAGAGTATCTATACTATTTCCATTAACAAAAGTAAATGAACTACTAGAAAAAGGATTGTAGATATAAACACTTCCACCATTTGAAGCATTAGCCTGTGTTCTTGAAGCCAAACCTATAAAACTAGGAAATTTGTTTTGGCTTGTATCTCTTCCTTCAGCAGTTGAACTGCCACCTATTGTATGTCTTAAAGTTGCATAATCATAATTTGAATTGCTTATTTCTGCACTTGAACTATCTAACAACCTTGCGTTTATATCTGTCGCTGCATTTCCAGATTGTCCTGCTTCAAGTGAAATGTAATAAACATCATATTCAGCAGAAAAAATATTTGTAACACTAAAATTAGAACTTCCACTTGTAACTGTTTCTGATTTAATAAATTGCAAATTAGCCATATTTAATACCTCTTAACACCATACAAACTGTAAGTTCCTTTCCAAGTTGTTGAAGCATTTCCTGTTAATCTTATTGCATTTACAGTTTCATAACTAAGATTCATAGCAAATCCCATTGTTATTTGATAAGAAGCAGAAGAATTAAAATCTGTAAAAATAGAATTAGCACTTCCTCTTTTTAAGCTATCTCCTAAATTATAAAATTTAATAAAACCATTACCTTTTTCATTACTACCTGTACCTAAAGAAGCACTTAAATATTGTAGAAATGTATTTGAAGTTTGACCTCCTGCACCATTATTAGACAAATAAGAATTATAATAAGTACTTGTTTCATAAGTAGCCCCACTGTCATTAGAAAATCTTGCTACTAAGTGCCTAGTATCAGTTAAGGTTTCTACATTGTTACAAGTTAATAAATGTTCATCATAAATATCCTCTTTTATATTCACAAAATCAATACTTGAAACTGCTGATGTTACAGTTTGAGTTTCAATTAATTCTAATTGTCCATAGTTAGTGTATTTATCTGCTCTTGTTAAATCATAAATATCTTTAGGTGTAAAGATTCCTTTATT